TAGGAGTAGGAATTCGGTCCATCACCTTCTGTTCGATCTTCTCAACAATGAGGCTGCCCTCTTTGTCGTAAGCATCGTCCAATGAAGGTACATGAGCAGAAGCTTCTTCCGCCCATTTCTTTTCCAGCGCAGTCATTTCCATTGATAAACTCCTTATTGGTTTTGTTCCTTGTTGAGAAGATTCTGCACTTCCATCTCAACAAACTTAAACCCCTCAAGGCGTCCCATTAAAAACCGATACTGCTCCATATCTTTCACACTGCCATTGACAATCAACGCCTCCGTCTGGTGACGAAGGTTTTTAATAGCAATCAGCGTTCTTTCAGTAAATTCAAGCATGGATTATCCAATGAAGCAGACAGTAGAGACCCCTGTCCGTGGGCTTAAGCGCATTATGCACATGTTTGTTACGTAATCAACACCTTTTTGAACGCATCTTTGCGATAAACATACGTTTTCTTTGGTGTATCACTACTAGCCGGTACTTTTTTAAGTTTTGGCTCTGCTTTTGGCACCAAAACCTTAGGTTTTTTGGTCTGCATGGCTGTTTTTTTAACCTCGCTGTTGTTTTTGAGCATCAATTGCAAGTTTTGCCTGCTGCAAAGCCACATCACTCTGCATTTTTTGGTTGTCCAACTGGATTCGGGCCTTCTCGTTGCCGTCTTTGGCCTGATCATTAGCCGCTTTGGCTTGAATTTCTTGCTCTTTGACCTTGACCAGTGGATCTTCCGGTGGCGAACCCTGCAAATCAGTCTGAATCTTTTTAGCTTCCTGAAAGAACTCAGCAATTTTGATTGCAATCATCGCTTCACGCTGCAATGCAGACACCATGCTGTCAGGATCAGTGCCGTATTGCGTAAACAACTCTGCTTCCGTCGCCTCTTCGGCCTTTAAACGGATGTGATCAAAGATGTGTTTCTGCATTGTCACCGCTACCTGTGGCATACCGCCTATCAAAGGTGACATACCAAACAAAAGGTGGTTCATGATGTGCGCATCATGCTGCTGACCAGCAAAAGCTTTTAATGGTGAGCCATCCAGCGCCTGCGAGTTCTCGCTTGCCGGATCCTTTGGCTTGTCCACATTCTGTGTATTCAAAATAGCATCAATATCACGCACACCAATCGCTTGATACATGCGGCGATATGCCTCATACATGTTGTGCATCTGAGGATTACTCTGCGCCAATTGTAGTTGCGTCTGTGCCATCGTAATGCGCTGGGCTACAGAGAAGATGTTGGGGTCCGAGACTGGCAACACATCAATGCGATCATCAAAGTCTTTACGTTTGACTGACCTTGTCTCACCCGGCACGTCATACGGATACTCATCAGGCAGATACTCGCCAAATCCCTTGGCAAGCAAATTAAACTCAATCCGCTGCGAGTAATGCAAACGCTTGTGGATTGCAGACATCACCTGTCCGCCCTTTTCCAACAACGCAATCGTTGTACCTACCGCTGCATTCTGATTGCTGTCTCCCACCTGCATGTCCGTGACACTTGCCAACCTGCGACCTGCATCGGCGCAGAAACCAAGCAACGCAAACAAAGTCTGGCTTGGCTCCTTGTACGGCAGTGGCATCAGCGTCTGGCTGAGTTCCACACCACCAGCATCAATGTCTCTAAACTCACCCGGCTGCAACGGCACATCATCATTCATAATGCGCGCGCCCTTGGCCTTGAAACCTGCCGGCAGATTCACAAGCGTTCCTGCATCTAACAACTGACGCAGTGCAGAAGTTGCCGCTTGACTCAGGCCGCCTACTAAATGCAAGAAGCCCAAACCATATGCGCCCAAGCCCTGCACCAACATGTAGTGCACGTAGTATTGCTTGCGGCGGAACAACTGGTCACTCTCGTTCCAGTTGCGACGCACACCCACCGTTGATCCAGAAGTCCTGTCTATCGTGATGATGTAAGGCAAGCGCAAGCCCGTTGGCTCATCGTCCTCATCCGTGTGCTCAAAGCCCTGCAGATCATAATCAATCTGGAACTCCAGCAACTCCATTTCCTCATCGTCCGTATTGGGCGTGATCTTTGTGATGCGGTCTGTTTCTTTCTGGATGATGTTGCTGCCAACATCTGACGTGCTGCGCTCTTCTGCAGTATCCAAGTACTGACCACGCAGCACCGCCTTGCGGTAATCATTCACCGACATCGGCACCACATGCGTGATCCGCGGGCACTCACTCATCACACTCGATCCGTTGTACGGGATATACAAGTTGTCAGGCAAGATCAACTTGCTCACCATCCGGTCACGATCCTCGTCGTAGTACACCTTCTTAAACGCCGAGCCACCATAACCCACATAAAACAACAACTGATCAAAGTCCGGTGTGTACTCTTCCATCACCGATGTGATCTGATAGTTCATGAAGTCACGCACGCGGTCCGCCTGCATCAACTTCTCTCGTGTCTCTTTCCCAAGCACGCGCGTGCGCACGGGCCCGTCCGCGGGCATCAATTCCTTAAGCGCCTGCGCTTGGAACTGCACAATCGCTTCTGTCAACAAAGGATGTGTCGTAGCTGCAGCACCCTTGAAAGGACGTGTGCGCTCATCAAAGGTAAAGCCAAGCAGCTTCAAGCCCTTGCCATACTGCTCTTCCCAATCCTTACGCGAGCCCTGATCCGCTTCAAACAAAGGCAACAACTCAGAACTGATCTGCTGCAAGACACTCGAATCAAGGACCTCGGCTAAGTTAGCGCCAAAGGGCACTTCATCATCTTCTGCACCCAGTGTTACATCAACGCTTCCGGTTTCTGGGTCAAGTACGATTTCTATGTCGGGTAGATCGTCTACCACCATGCTCTCAACTTCAACATCTATGTTGCCGGCAGGTAGGTCGTTGTTCTTTTCAATAGGCATGTTATTCCTTACATGTATCTGCGGTTATCGTCAGCTTTGCGTTCAACCATTCCACCCTTGTTGAATGGAACACCGGTTTTCAGTATACGCGCTGCGGCTTCGGGCGACCATGTTACACCCAATGTGTTTATGGCATCAACATCACCCACAGGCAATTCAATAGGCCTAATTTCAAATCCGGGACCTAAGTCTTTAACAACTTGTTTAAGATTTCCCGGTAATTTTTCATACAACTGCGCCTGTGACGACTCTTTGCCGGGGAATGAAATAAACTCTTTGCCTCGTTGCATTGCGGCAACAATAGCATTTTTAGCCAAAAGCTGTTGAACTACTTGTGGCGATGTTTCCATGCCGGCAAAACTTTCTTCCAACTGATGCGCTTGACTGCCTTTTCGCATACTTCCCGTTAAAACTTTTTGCCGTTGCGCAATTTTTAATGCGTCCTTAATCAAATCAACTTGATCAGGGTATGTAGCTATCAACGCATTTATTTTTTCGTTTGCCCCATCTTTGTCGTAAGACTTAATAGATATGGCGTCCGCCGCTTTGTTAAAAATGTTTGCGCGATCACTTGCCGGACCAATTTCTGCCCCATATCTTGCTAGACCTTCGGGCGTTCCGTCATGCGCAGGCATGCCTATTTTGTCCTTGACCTGTATGTTTAATGCAATCAGTTCTTTTTTATCCTTCTCAGGGCTTCCGCCTTTAGGTCCCTTTTTAATTAAATCGTCAAATCGATCAGATTGCAACTCATGCACATACATTCCGCTCTTAGTGCCCTGATCACCAATCACTGCCTCATGGTCTGTAAAACGGCTAAAAGCTACGGGGTTGTTTTGTTTGTACGGCTCGTTTAAATTGGGGTGCTGACCTTTGTACAAACGCTTACTCTGAATTAAAGATTCAATTTCTTTTCCAATTGGGGCCATTGCCTGCTGGGTATTATTTCTAGCTATTGCCATTTCATTATTTACTGGCGTTAACGCAGTTTTAACTGCTGCATTAAATGCGTCTTTATCTTGCTTGTACAAAGAAAACGGAGGAGGGGCTATGCCAAAATCCACTTGCATAGACTTTAGCCCCTCTTGTATAACCATCTCATCTATCATGGGTTTGTATTGTTCAAAGTTCCTCCACAAGTCTGGAGTTCGTTGTGCAAATTCATTTTGAGCAGGGCCCCATTTTTTTGACAAGATAGGGTAATACAAAGCATTTTCCAAGTCACCTAGTATTGCCTGTTTTTCTTTAAATGTTTGCACGTATGGCACAAGCGCATCTAAATCAGCAGTCAACATTGCTGCTTTTTCAGGGGTTGCCGATTTAACAAAAAACTCTTTTAAAAGATCTATTTGTTCTGGCAGATGGTTAAATCCAGTGAATTGTGCAAATGCACGATCCACGTCGGCTGTTTCACGGTGCGCCAACAACTTCTCTTTTGGTGTCTCCATCAATAAATTGATAATACCCATCTGTTTGGTTTTGTCATCTATAAATGGATTGTCCATGCCAAGATGATGTACCCCTGCTGCCTGTGGGTTAGGCTCAACAATACCTAGCCGTAAATTTTTAGGAGAAAACATGTTATCCAACCGCTGCTTTAGATCGGCAGGTTTAATCTTATCGGTTGGCTTCAAATCTTCCAGCGCCTGCTCCACACGCCCTAAATCGTAATCACGGAACTTGCCACGTATTTGACCTAATAGCTGCTCCTTGGTCACCGGGCCTTTTAACGTAGCTACAAAATTATCTAACCTGCCAACAAACGGATTAGACGGTGTAACGGCTGACTCCACTGTTACAGGAGGAGCAACAGATGTGACCTTTCGTGCAGGGGCAGCAACTGCAACCGGTGGTTCAACAGGGGCTTCTAACGGCAGGGCTAACTGTTGTGGTTGCTGTTGTGCATTTTGTGCTGCATTTTGGGCTTCACGCTCTGCCCGTTGCGCACGCAAAGCCTGTTGTGCATCAATTACTTCACCCGGTGTTACATCAATTTCGCCCCAACCAACAGGAATAGGCGGTTCAGTCTGCGGCGTCTGCATGCGCGGCATTTGACCTAATACGTTAGTAGAATTAGCCGCGCGCTGCGCCTGTATGTTTGCAAACTGTTGTCGAATCCAGTCCTCACCGCCTAATTCAACTTGCTGACCTGTCATTAAATCAGTGACTGTGTTGGGCTTAGGGGCTTGTGTTGCTTGATACTTAGCCAACAAATCGGATGCCGTGCCTTTAACGGCTTCGCCTGTTTTTTGTGCAGCTTTTACACCAGAACGTGTAACGCCTGCAGGATTGACAAGATTACTGCCTAGATCACCTGCGCCAAAAAAAGCAGCAAGTGTTGGATCATCAGAAGGTTTAAATGCCAAGCCGGCTTTGCGTGATTGTTCTTTTAAATTCTCACTGCCAAAAATAGGCTTTTGAACACCACCACCATATACGTTGGCAATCATGTTAGAGATGTCAAACGCACCACCCACAAGATTCTGCGGAAGCATTGTAAAACCTTTGGCCGCTTCTACATAACCCTGACCAGACTGCAAAGCCTGAGAAACAGGACCTGCCTTGCGACCAATGCCCGACTTCTGTGCGATAAATGCTGGTGTGCTGGCTGCTTCCCGCTCCGCTGCTTCTTGAGCCGCGAGCCGTTCTATCTGCTGCATGGTCAAACGCGGTGCTACTTCACCCTCTTCAGGGCTACCCTCGGCGCGACCAATAGGCAAGCGGTACTGTATCTGACCAGAATAAGGCCCACCTTTTTGCCGCATAATCATGGCGGAAAGCTCTCCGGGACCTACCTGTCCACCGTAGCCAACCCCGTAATCCATAACACGAGGACTCTGTCCGGGCATTCGCATCATATTGACGTTACCCATTACCCGACCCTCACCCACAGGGTAAGAGCCAGACACCCCACCCGCATAAATTCCAGCAGGCGCATCCATCGGACGCACCATCTGCGCACCAACACTGCCTTCTCCCACCCGCTGATTAAGCATGGCTAACAAGGCCTTGGACGAATCCTGCCTGCCCTCGGGCCGCGATCCAGCCAACATCAACATAGCTTCCGTATCCTTGCCTAACGGAATTCGAGCACCAATATTGCCCGACATCATCTCTCCCTGCGGCGTGCTTTGGCGCTGACCCCCACGAAGTAAATATACCGCTTCAGTCACAGGTAACTCAGGAAATATAGTCCGCGCAGCTTTTATTTCCTGCACCGTAATACTGCCTTGATCCGACATTTCACCCTCTTCAGGGCTACCTTCTGCACGGTACACAGGACCGCCTTGCGCGTAACCATAAACATCGTATTCCAGATCACCAATTTGTCTGTCAAGCCGACGACCCTGCTTGTTCATTTCCAAAATATTGGCAGGATTAATATTTAGTTGCTGCATAGATACTTCAAGCGGCGTTGCTTTAAGCTCGTCCGGCGTCAAGTTACTGCGCACACGGGCCAACTCTGCCTGCACTTCGCCCGGCATATGCCTGTACAAAGCTTCCCCCATGCGTTTGTCTGAAGGAAAAACTTTGCCATATCTAGCTTTAAGATCCTGCCCTATCCTGTCTGTAATGTCAGACAAATTTGGATACACCCTCTCCATTTCTCGAATAACATTTTCGTTGACCGTAGGATCAGCATCGTATATACCGCGCTTTGCTTTAACGTAAGCAACAAAAGAACTAGGGTTTGCACCCTCTGTAAAACCTTCTATGGACTGAATTGCATGCTGGCCCTCGTGCAACAAAGTTCCGCGGACCGTGCCCCTAACATCATCACCCGGCAAACTACGCACTGTTCCTTGAATTCCTTCTTTCTCCCCAAAAGACGCCGCAGCTAACGGGGCATTTTTGCGCCTTGTTGTTCCTATCCGCACATCAGGCATGTCATATGCTGGATAAATGCTTTGAAGTTCGGGATGCTTTAACATATCGTAGTACATACGTGGAACAGAGGCAGTCTTTTGCTGCAAAACTGCCGGCGCATCACTAATTTCTTCCAGCAAATTACCGCGGTTATCAACCAAAGTTAAATTCTGCGCACGGATTTGTTCTGGTGACAAGCCTTGAGCCTGCAGGTCCGCGTGCCGCGCTGCTGCTTCCGGCCTTGCACGAACAA